GAGTGGCTTCAGCATGGCCACCTTGTCGGGAGCCCAGATCGTGGCAAGGCGCTGCGCGAGGGCGTAGGCGAATGCCTCCATCCACAGGTATGGAATTTCAACGTTCTGCCCGTTTGTGAGGTTCGCATCCTGCAACTGCTTCACGCGGTAGTAGCTGAGCGTTGAGGGGCCATTCTCGACGTTGGGGACGGGCCAAAGCGTCACGGTCGGGGACAGCAGGCGATCAAACCAGAAGACGGTCGGGAAGCCCTGCTGCTCCTTGTTGGGATAGGACGCATACTCCGTGCGCGAAACCGGCAGGATAATGCGGTCGATGTTGTCGCCCGTCTGGTCTGTGGTGACGTAGGCGTCCAAAATCATGACCGTATTGGCGGCAACAGGATACGTGGCCTGACCCGTGACGAGCGTGGTGGTGACGAGATCAACGGCCCACAAGTTGACGCCTTGGTTAGACCAACGCGACAGAAGCATGTTGGAGGCCATGCGGGCGGCCTCCATGTGCTCCTGAAGGAGTGACGTCCCGCGCAACCCGATTAAGTTGTAGGCGTAGATGGTCGCCTCGCCGAGCGACGGATTAAACGTGTACGTGCCGCTCGTTGCCATCGAAGCCTCTTAAGTGCCGGGATCATTCAAGATCAAGACGCCACCAATGTTAATGCTGACAACAGCCGCCGCTGCGGCGCTGGATGCGACTTGGAACCGAAGATCAGTTTTTTCCGCATACGGAAACGGGAAATGACGCTGAACTTCATAAGTTGTATTGAAAGGAGTTTGAACAATAAGTTTTTGGACGCCCGCAGACGAATTGCTCACAGCGCGATAAGTTGTGTAGTTTGCGCTGTTTCCATTGAAGGATGAATAAGCACCGTAGCGGTATCCATAGAATGTATATCCGGCTGGAACCGTAAAGACAGCCATTTGCGTCTGGCCAATGCTGGACGTCGTTCCGTTAAAAACAGCCGTATTGATCTGAGCGTAAATCGTGCCGCCGTTAGAAAGCGTGATAACGCCAGTTGGATTTGTTGCGCTGCCAATGGAAACAGCCATGCTATTCACACGGAGAAACTGCTTTGTCGTCGGCACATTTGTCGTGCCGTTCAGGACAAGAGTTTCCGAAATAAGCAGATAATTGGCATCCAAGCCACTGATTGTAATTGAGGCCGTGTCACCCGCAGCAGTGCTGACAAGCTGCATGATTACGGCAGAGCTTGGAAACACATACTCCGTTGTCCCCATATTTTCCCAAACAGTGCGAAACGTGCCAGCGATAGCTGGCGTGGTTCCGTAAGCGAAAATATTTTGCCCGGAATGCCAAGTGATTTGACCGCGAGCAACCTGAAGCTCAAACGGCTCGTAGAGGCCAAATTGTGTGATTGAATAAGCGGTTGTCATTTTTAGCTCCTTTTACCGGCACGGGCAGCAGCGGCATTGTCGATCAGGTTTGGGTAGGGCCGCCCAGCGGCGCGCGCGTGGGCCTTCGCCGACTGGATTTGCTTCTTGCCGAGGTGCTTCACCTTGGCATCCTTGGGGGCGGCTTTATCCCAAAAAGGCTTCTCTGCCATGTCAGCAATCCCACTTTCGAAGCGACTTATTGATGCGGCTGTCGGGGTCGGCGGCCTTGGCCGAGCCGGTCAACTTCCGCTTCATGCCGGTCATTCTAGCGCAAAAACTGTCCTTGCGCGAGCCGCCTTCGGGCTGCGGGCGCTTGATGTCGTGCCCCTCGGCCTTAAGCGATGCCCGGCCCTTGGCATTCAAGCCTCCAGCCGGATTTTTGCCTTCCTTGCGCGTCCAAGCACCAGACATCGTCACCCCCATAACATTGTGGGGGCACGATGGCCCCCACACGCCAACCTAAGTGGCCGCCGCTTAGTAGTTCACGCCCTTGCCGCGCGGCGTGCCGGAGCCCGACGCGGACGAGAGGACGCCGCCGCCAGACTTGCGGGGCTTGCGGCCAGCGTGGGCCTTGGAGAACATGCCGTCAGCCTTGCCGACAGCCTTGCCGCCCTTTTTGAAGCCGTCGGTGCCGTCCATGGCCTCGGCAGCGACCTTGCTGTTGCCGCCGGAGTAAGCCGTGTGCGACTTGGGGGTGAGTTTTGCAGATTTACCCTTCATGAGAACCTCCTGTTAAGCGTTTGCAGCCTGAATATAACGAACAACCAAAGTTCCAGCGCCCGGAGTGGTGCTCGGAGTCCCGGACAGAACGTTGATCTGGACATCAGAGGTTCCGACGTTAACCCAAAGGCCCGTGCGGGTTGCATCAGTTCCCGGCGTCAGTGACAGGCGACCAACAGCATTCGCATTCGTAGCCGCAACCAGCTCAGTGGCCGTAGCGGACGTGCCAACGCTCAGCGTATACGTCGTAGTCGCGCTTGACCACGCAACCGTCACAAGCACATCAATCGCAATGATCGTGCTATTGGCCGGGATCACAATGGTCGTAGCCGAAGCCGTCGCGGACTGAACAATGGCAACTTGCTGAGACATCTCAACAAATCCAACATTCTTCAGCGAACCGGCAGTGGATCCGGTCGTATTCAGAACGCTACCAGCCTTGATAGGCCCAGTAAATGTAACGACGCTCATAAGAGCCTCCTGTGCGAGTTGCCACACCGTCTTGCACAGTGTCCGCTAGGCCGGTCGATGTGGCTGGTATTCCTAGTGAAAAGAGCGGGGCCGAAGCCCCGCCCAGTCTGCTTAGGTCGGGAACGCGCCGAAGATAGAGCGCCAGTTGTAGTAACCGAAGCTGTAACGTTCGTAGCCCTTCACGAGAAGATTGTCGGTCGTGAAGTCAACTTGCATGTCTGTTTCAAACTTAATTCGCTCCATATATGCAAGGCCGTCGATGTTCGTGAGCAGGAACCACGCGCGGGCATTGGTCAAATAGTCATTGACCATGTAGCCCTCGGGGAGGCCACCGGCTGTTGACATGATAGCGTTCACGTCGTTGTCGGCAGTGCCCGGGCGGAGTTCGGTCTTGGTCAAACGGATCGCCACCGGCTCAAGGGCGGGCGGGATTACCAGACGACGACCACGAGCAAACACCTTCAGACCGGCCTGATCGCGGAAGTTCGTGCGGATGGCAATCATGCCATTCAGCAGCGTGCTTTCGTTCAGGTCGTTCGTGGTGAGGTTCGAGATCACGCCACCGTCGATGGGGTGAGACGCCGACACAAGGGCAACGCCGTCGCCGCCGATGGCAGCATTGTACGTTGTCGCAGTGTTCAGCACGTTCGCGCCGTAGATTTCCTTGGTCTGCGCGAAAGACTGCGTCAGGCCGAGGTTCGACGGAGCAAACTGGCTCTTGTAGAGGTTGTCATCGACAGCCTTGCGAGTGATCGCGTAGCCGAGGCCGATTTCAACGTGCTCCTGATTGTAGATGAAGCGCTCGCCAGCTGCGTTGTCGAATGCGGTCTGGCCGCCTTCAGTCTTCAACTGGGCGTAGCCAAGGAAACGCATCTCAGCGGTGCGTTCCAGAGCCATCTTACTGTCGTGCTTCGTGAAGATCTTGTCGAACTGCGACGGGATCTGCTCGTACTGACCTTCAACTCCACGGAGGCCGGGGAGGAGAAGATCCTTAATGGCGGAAAGATTAACAGCCATGGTTCAGAACTCCTTTAGCCGACCGAGGTGAGCTGCTTGGTGCTCACGTTGTTGAAGGCCACGATGGCGTAGTTGTAAGCGCCGGTATCCGTGCCGGGTGCGCCCGGGGGATTGGTGACGAGGCTGACAACGCGGAAGGGAAGCGTAGCGGTCGTGGTCGGGGTGACCGTGATGTCAATGTACGCGCCCGAGATGCCGGTGGAGGCATTGCCCGTGCCGTAAGCAAACTGAATGTTAGCATTGACGTCGCCAACCACGAGGCCGGTCGAAGTGGAGCCGCCGACCTGAGCCACGAACTTGGCGTTGGGGTCGTTGATGATGTAGCCCTCAACGACGTTGCCGGAGGCAACATCAGAGCCCGGCCAGTAGTTCGACCAGACGGTGCGCTTCTGCGACACCGAGAGGTACTTGCAGCCCTGAAATACACCAGCAATCTGCGTCGTGCCCGGCGTGCCGATGGCAACCGTGCCGTCGGTCTGCGGGTAGACGGGGTCGCCGTAGTAAATGGCGGAAGCATTGTAGACGATGCCGACCGCAATCTGTTCATACGTGGGAGCGGAACCAGTGCCGCTGTACTGACGGAAACCGTAGGGCGCGTTTGTGTTCGCCATGACGGTGCCTCCTTTTTACGGGAAGTCCCAATCATCGCACACCGGGGCGACTAGGAACCGAGAAGTATGAAGCCTCCACGCCGGGGGAGGCTGGACGAACAAAAGTCGTCCGTGCTGATATTATACATCTTCATAAGTAACAAAGTAAAGGGGCGCACGAATGCGCCCCCAATTGTTAAATTTATTCGCCGCAAATGCGGTGAATAGGCCCTACAGATCCTCGGGGATCGGCATGTCATAGGACTTCTTGATGCTGGGGCGGACGCGGTCATTGTCGCGCGTCAGTGTGCCGTCAGGCGTGCCTGAGAGCTGGCTTTCCTTGATGCGGACCTGTTGGCGAGCCCGGCGAAGTTCAATGCGCCTGATCTCGTCCGATATTTCAGTCGGACGCTCCATCAGGATCATGCCCTTGCGCTCGATGGTGTTGCCGGACCAGTTTCGCGGCATCATGGCCTCGTGGAGCGCGTCGCGCCGCAGGGGGACTTCCTCCCAGCCGTCGCGGGCGAGCTGCACCGTGTAGGCCGGATCCTCTTGGTTCCAAATCGTGCGGCGCTTCCACTCATACGTCCACCCGTCCGGGACAATGCTCGGCGGCACGTAGAACTCGTCCGTGCCCTCGTCGATGTCGCCGACGTGGTCGCGCAGCTGTGCGGCACGCGCGGCGGCGCGGGCGCGGGGGTCTTCCTCACGCAGCGCGGGGCGCTCCGGGCCACGGTCATTTTTAATTTCTTCTGCGGGTGCCGCGCGCTCGGCGACGGCCCTCTGGAACTTGCTTGCCATAAGTATTCTCCCAAACGATTAGAGGCGGCCTTCCTTCTGAAGAAGGAGCTTGTTGCGGGCGTAGTCCTGTTCAGTCATGCCGAGGTCGCGGGCAGTCTCGGCCTCAGCCTTAGTCAGGCGAACAACGTTCGGGCGCGAGCCGGTGCCAGTGCCGGAGCGGCTGACGGGGGCGGCGGGCGGCGAGCGGCGCTGAGTGACTTTGGCGGCACCAGACATCGGATCCTCGGCGTCAACGTCCACGCGCTTGCTGATGCGGAGCGTGTCCTCAACAAAGCCGAAGTAGTCGTCGCTGTCGGCCTGATAGCCGTCGGCCATCGCGAGGTTGTGGGCGGCGACCATCTTCTGATACATGCGGGGGTCGGTGACGCACTGCGGATTGCGGCGCACCCACTCAGCAGAACGCGGCGAGAGCTGGCTGGCGAGTGCCTCCACGGGGTCCGACGGGCGCTGCTCCGCCGGGACTTCGTACTTGGGGGCGCTTTCCATGTGCGAACGTCCACGCTCAAGCTCCATGAGCTTGGACGTATTCATCGACATCGTCTCTTGGATCTCAGCGGCCTTGGTGTAGTCGCCGACAGCCATAGCCTCGCTGTAATTGTACTTGAGGATGTCGTTGTTGCGCTTCACCGTGTCGATGGCGTTCTTTACGAGGTGCAAATTTGGGTCCTGCACCTCGTTTTTGGCATAAACAGCCGCCTCAGTGGCCTGCCGTGCCCGCTTTTCAGCCTCAATTCGCCCCTGACGCTCCTGTTCGAGCTTCATTTTGAGGTCATTGATGCCCTCGTCGGGGTCAATTGTGCGTTTTTTTGCACTTTCATCGACTTGGACGTCAATTGTGTCGTCTTTTGCGATGTTTTTGTCTTCTTCAAGCTGAATTTCAACCGTATCTTCGTTGTCAGACATGGATTTTCCTTACCAAACTTGATCGGGGTGGCTGATGCGGGCGCGGATCGACATATCGTCGAGCATTCGGCACAGAGTGCCATTGATTGTGATATTCCATCCGTCGCTGGGGCGGAAGACAATCCAATCCCCCTCCTTGACGTCGAGGCCGGAGAACCACTTGCCTCCGTCATCGACAAATGCGGACGGCCCCTTCTTCACAATCAGGCCGACTTTGGACTGGTATCGGTCCTCGTCGCGGGTCTTGTCCGACAGAATGATCCCGCTTTTGGTTTTTTCGGGGCGGATGTATACCGCCACGAGAACCTGCATATTAAAGACCTCGATGTCATCGACGTTTCCGACATCTTTCAGCAGGGCAGACTTTGGGTCGCCCTCATGCAGCATTGCGATTTTAGACATATTCCCCTCACTTAGTTACGTTCACGGCGCTCAACAGCAAGCACCGCCTCGTCGCACATTTCAAGTGCGAGCCGAAGTCCGAGAATTATTCCGACTTGGTGTTTGTAGGTTGGAAAATCAATCGTAGACAACCCAGTTGAGAGAAATTCCTTTTTCTCTTCAATGGTTTGCGCGATCAATTGCTTCAGTTCTTTCTCGAACTGAGAGTTGCGTGTCAGCACAAAGGTTCCCCTCTCTGTGTCCCCTCATGTGTTGGGCGGGTGGCATGAGGGGACAATGCCACCCGCCCGCATTCGCAGCCCCTTTACAGGCGCGAATTATTTGCGCTTCTGGATCTCGGTCTTCTCCAGACGGCCAAGGCCGCCACCCGATCCCGCGTCCATGTCCTTGTAGGAGCGGTAGACGCCACCACCCGCCTTATGCCCTGAACGCTTGGCAATGTCAGCCTTTTGGAGGCGTCCTTCACCAGATCCCGCGCCAGCCTCCATGTCCTTGTAGGACTTGGCGACCTTGCTGATACGCCCGCCAGCCTTGCGGCCCATCGGGGGAGCCCCGCCGGGCATCGGCATCGGCATCGGCATCGGCATCGGCATGGGCATCGGGGGCGCGCCGCCGGGGGCGGGAGCGCCGCCCATCGGGATCGGGACGCCGCCCGGAGGAGGACCACCCGGACCACCCGGAGGCATGCCACCCGGGCCGCCCAGACCCTGATCAGGCTTGCCCGCATTGATCATGATGTTGATGTGGGTCTTGCCCTTCATCTTGCCGCCGCGCGCGTAGCCACTCGGCTTGCTCTCGCCCATATTCGGGGCCATTGACGGGAGTTGCATGCCGGACTGCATGGCGGGAGGGATCATCTCCGGGGCGTTGCCGCCCAGCGCGCCGCCGCCAAACTTGCCGGTGCGCGCGGACGGCTTCACCATTTTCTTGATGAGCTTTTTGTCCATCGCCACGTCGTCGTGGGCCTCGGCCTTGCC